AGGGAGAAATGAGTGACCTCGACGGTCTCTATCTTCGCCTCTTTCGCAATGGACGCTGGCGAAGTCTCTCGATAACAAAAGCAAAGTACTTAACTAATGATGAGATCAGCAGCCTGTCATGGAAGGATGAGCTTCTTCGCATCCTCCGATCCGATCCGGACTGGCAACAAGTCAGTTATGGCTGGATGAAGGAGATAAGGAGTGAGAAGTAATGGAATACATAAAGAGGAACCTGATCCAGTACAAGAAAGTTGTGATAGAGAGCCCTTACAGCGGGTATATAGAGAGGAATAAAGCTTACCTTAAGATAGCCTTTATGGACTCGATGGAAAGAGGTGAAGCTCCAATTGCAAGCCACAAGCTCTACACAGACATCCTCAATGATAATGATCCAGAAGAGAGGGAACTTGGCATTAACTTGGGTTTTGCTTGGCTCAAAGCAGCTGATCTGGTGGCATTCTATGTTGATTTTGGCATGTCTCGTGGGATGCTTGCTTGCTTGAATGACTTGAAGACAGCTCGATTCCGGGTTCCCTACGAAGAGAGAAAGGTACAAGAACATGTCCTCCGTGCAATCCGCAACTCTTGACCTGAAGCAGCACACCGAGTTTGAGATCCATCAAATCTACTGTGGGATGGATAATGCCCTCACACATGAAAGCTTGTCTGCCGAGTACGAACTCTTTGACAGCAATGCCAATCCTCGGCCGCAAGCCAAGCACATTTATGACTTCGAACGAGCCCTTCAAGCACCCTACATGGACATCATGCTCCGAGGCTTCGCAATCGATATCGAGGCCAGATGGAGAGCATGTGAAGATTTGAAAGAACGCATAGCCCGCATTGATACAAACTTACAGAGGATGGCCCAGGCAGTTTGGGATAGACCCCTCATCCCCCGAAGCAATAAGAACCTGCGGGAGTTCTTCTTCGGCGCTATGAAATTCCCGGAGATCATAACCTCCAAGAAGGGTGTGAAGAAAGTTTCTCTTGATCGAACAGCTCTGGAGAAGCTCCATGACAACTACCTATACTCCCGACCCTTTGTTAGTCACATATTGGCGATTCGTGACCTCTCTAAGCAACTTGAAGTCATGGAAACCGAAGTTGACAGCGACTTCAGATTTAGAAGCAGCTATAACATTGCTGGAACAGAGAGCGGAAGACCCTCATCCTCTGAAAGCTCCTTCGGTACTGGAGGAAATGCACAGAATCTCTCCCCGCGTTTGCGCCACGTCTTCATTGCTGATCCTGGACATCTTCTTTGCGTGATTGACTTCGAACAAAGCGAGGCCCGTGATGTTGGCTTTATTATCGGCTGCCTGTTCGGTGATTGGTCGTACCTTGATGCTTGCGAGTCTTTTGATCTCCATACCTCCAATGCAAAGCTCGTCTGGCCCGAGCTTCCATGGACCGGAGACCCCGCAGAGGATAGACAAATCGCCAACCGCAACTTTTATAGAGACTTCTCTTTCAGAGACATGGCAAAGAGGGGATCGCATCTGACCAACTACATGGGGACGCCCTTCACAATGGGAAGGCATCTCAAGATCCCGCAGAAAGATGCACAAGACTTCCAAGATAGGTACTGTCGAGGGGACAAGGCGGCCTTCCCTTGCATTCCCCTCTACTGGCAGTGGTGCATTGAACAGGTTCAGACCAACTATAAAATAATCACGCCTTTCGGCCGGGAGCGGCACTTCTTTGGGGACACTCATGCCGATACAACAGCAAGAGAAGCAATTGCTTTTGTTCCACAATCTACCACGTCAGATAGGACCAACCTCGGGTTTTGGCGCGTCTGGAAGTATGTGCCTGAGGTTAAGCTCCTTGCTCAAGGATATGACTCAATCACCTTTGAGCTTCCAGATGATAATAGAGTTGAAGAGAGAATTAGAGGGGTTATGCATCACCTTCGAACAAGAATGGTAGATCCGAAGAGCGGGCGAAGCTTTGAAGTCCCGGTGGAAGTCAAAGCTGGCTACAACTGGGGTTATTTTCACAAAGAAAATAACCCCAGGGGGCTTAAGAAATTTGAGTTTAGGCATTAATATGGAGACTGAGCGAAAGCGAAGGCTCCAGTGAAAACTCAAATGAGAGAGGGGCAATGTGCCACAAAGCAATGGAGCCTGGACAGACCTTATCTCTGACTTCATGCTCTACACAGAGGACTTCCGCACTAGCGAGATCCATCGGATTTGGTCAGCCATTACCCTCGTAGGAGGCGCCTGTGAAAGACGAATATGGATAGAGGTGGGACCCTATATCACCTACCCCAATCTCTATGTCTTCCTTGTGGCTCCACCAGGACATGGCAAGGCCATAATAGAAATTGTGCGGCAGCTATGGAGTGAGGCAAAAGACCCCGACCATAGCGCCAGCAATGGAGAGTTAGCAAATGCCTTTCACGTAGCCCCGCATAACGTTACTCGCGCCTCAATCATCGATGATCTGAATGATGCCAAGCAAGTGCATCTCCTCTCGAATGTTAACCCCCTCAAAGACCAAAACCCAACCTTCATCTACCACACCCTCCTAGTTGCAGCGGAAGAATTCGAACTCCTCTTGCCCATATACGACTCCTCTTTCATGTCTGTCCTCAATGGAATTTGGAACAACAACCCTATGCACTCGGAGACCCGTCGCCATGGCCCATCGCAGGATGTCAAGATACCTAACCCCCAGTTCACCATCCTCGGCGGTGTCCAGCCAGCTTACTTCGTCTCCCACTTCCCCGATGTCGCCTGGGACACAGGCCTCGCCCGCCGCATCATAATGATCTACTCCGATTCCACCATCAAGAAAGAGCTGTGGTACAAGGCCCCAGGTCGGGAGAAAATCAAGGATCACATCCTAAAGCGGCTTGGCTTTATAAAAGCCCAGTTCGGCCGGATGCGGGCCTCGAAGAATGCAGAGAAGCTCCTCTCTGACTGGGATGCCGCAGACGGTCCGCCAACTCCAACCCATTCCAAGCTGGTTCATTACAACACCACTCGGACCCAGTATTTGATAAAATTGAGCATGATCGCGGCGGTGAGCCGGACAGGGGAGATGCTAATACATGGAGAGGATGTGACAAGGGCACTAGGATGGCTCTTAGAGGCCGAGAAGCGAATGCCTGACATCTTCCGGGCAATGACAGGAAAGTCTGACTCCCAGATCCTCGAAGAGCTGCATTACTTCCTTATATCCAAATACAGGGACAAAAAGAAGCCCCTTGAGGACAAGGAGATATATGAGTTCCTCTCTATGCGAGCAACAACAGACAAAATCCCCTCCCTCATCGCTGTCGCAGAGAAAACACAGCGCATGATCCGGGTCGACACAACCAAATGGATGCCTCAACCTAAGTTCATTCATGCAGGAGTGGAATGATGGCCCTCAGCCCCGCAAAGATGGATCTTCTTAGGAAGCTTGCCCTGCGGCACCTAACCGCAATCGACCTCGTTTCCGAGGCAAGAATTAGGATGGTGCAGGATCTGGTGAATGCAGGGTACGCAAGGGACTATGCAGACCACAAGGGCCACCGCATCGAAGTCCGCCTTAGGATATGGGGGATAACCGCAGCAGGCAGGGCCGTCTTGGAGCAAAGAGATATGGTAACGACGACGACAAGGCAGCCAGCTTTGCCTATCTTCCAAAAGACCCCGCTTGGAGCTAAGGCACGGAGACCGGTTGTGAAGCTGATGAAGGAAAAAGACCCTCAAGAGGGGAAGGAGGCAAAGGAATGAGATAGCTACAATAGACGGGTTTGAAATTCAAACGGTGGGTTTGGCACGCTCAATCAAAGGAGACCTTCAATGTTTATCCTCGAAATCGCCACAGGCATCCTCCTTGCCTTCTTCATCTTAGCTAACTTGGGCAGGATTCGATCAATCATAAGGTTTATAATGTTCGCTGTGATTATGCTTATACTTGCACATGAGCTAGGCTTCTTTACAGCAATTTGTCTGGCGCTCATGTTCTGGGCTATGACTATGCTTGCATATTATTTGCTTCTTGCCCTATGGAAGCTTCTTGCCTTACCTTTTACCATTATGGTACGGCGGCTCCGAATGGGTTAGGCATTGTGAATGGCGCTCCACCCTCGGGTGGAGCAATATCCCCCTGATCAGCAATACCGTACCCCAATCCTAAGCTTGGTGCAAGAGTCCTTGCAACGGAACCAAAATTAATACCTCGCAATCTGTGTATTAATGCAGGTAAATATAAACCAGCTAGTCTACCAGCTACAGCAACACTTGGATGAATTAACCCACCTATTGCAGCACCAGCTTCTCCAGCCCGTAACCCCAAGACAGCTCTCTCTGATCTATCAGCGAGTGTGCCTGCTGTACCCATGAAACCACCACCCTGTCCAGGTATAGTAGCTAATCCTGTAACCGCACCAATCACATCAGCTGTACCAGGAGAGGCACCAAACTCCCTAGCTGTTTGTGAAGTTATGCCTGGTAAGGCTCCTCTCAAAACCAAGCTTGGATTCCTAGTAGCTGCAGCAATAGGCAGCATAAATCCAGCACCTCTTGCTCCAGCAGCGGTTTCTCTCTCTAGCATATTTTGTGGCTGCAATCCAGGTAATGTCAATTCACTTGCTATATTTTCGCTCTTTAACCAACTAGGTGTGCTATCTCTAGGAATAAGACCAGCTTGTTCAACTCCGTAATAACCAAGCCTGGGAATTATCGCTCCGAGCTGTGCTACACCAACACCCAGCTGATTAGCTGCAATGGCCCCTTCACGCAAGTAAGGTTGCAGGGGTGTTCCACTAGGCCCTGTAAGCCACTGCGAGGGGGTTGTATCTGGGCTCTCAGCCGTGCTAATTGTCGGCTCCATAGGATGGGGATCTACAACCGGAGGAGGCAGCAAGCTCTTAAAGTATTCTGGTGTATACTTGCTTTGAGGTTCATCAGCCATTTATGGACCTCCTGCTCCAGAAGGCTGCGGATTAGCCCTTTCAAACCTTATTGCAGCTTGAGAAGCAAACTCCGGTGTTATCCACCTATGCTGCACAGCATTCTCAATTGCGCCAACGCTTTGGAAGCCGTTAGCCCCCAATCCAAACTTATCAAGTGTAGCCTGTGCATAAGTGCCTGGTGGATGTATCCTATTAAATTCTTCCTCCGATCCCTGCAAACTCCCATGTGTTCTAGGATCAGCAAGCCAGCTATTCTGGAATCTGCGGAGGTCAACACCGCGTTGAGCCGCTGTCCTCAAGCTCTCAATGAGCAGCTTATTACCCAATATCGTGTTTTCAAGCCCTGGCACAGACTTTCCTGCACTTTGAATAGTTTGTGCTGCTTCCCTCTGTGCACCAAAGGCTGCTGTAACTGTTGAATATTGTAAGAGGCGACTTGCCTTCTGCAAGCTCTCCTCCGACGCTAGTGCACGTGGATCAACCTTATCTTTCTCCCCTACATTAAAGTTGTTAGCCTGTAGAACATCAATAGCGGTGTTCCAAGCCCTAGCTAATCCTTGCCTTACCTCGCCAAATGCTCCAGGCTTCAACAGCCCATGATCGTCTGTTGCCATAGCAAGTTGGTCAATTGCATTATCAATATAAGTCAGTTGCTCTTGGCTTCTAGTGAAGCCTTCGTACTCTCTGTGTCCATCAGTATTATAATGATCCAACAAACCTTCTGCTGCCTTCTCTTGAACTGGATTACTCCAAATAAATCTACCCCCTGTCCCTGTTGTACCAGGAACACTTGGAACCTGTACATGCGCCGGGTCGTATATAGGCTTACCAGTCAATTCCGAGGTCTGGCCAGCTGATGGAGTCGTTGTTGAACCAGGAGCTACAGTCGGCGCTGCTGGTGCAGTTGTTAGAGCAGGAGCAGCGGCTGTTGGAGCAGGAGCCGGTGGCGCTAACTGGTTAGGGATGATGCCCCCTGGTGCAAAGTCTGGTCTAACCCTTGGAGAGAGAGGAAGCTGCATACTAGACGAAGGCATAAGCCCAGTAGCTGGATCTGGCTGGGCTCCAAGTGGCACCTGTCCTGGTGTAACAGTCGTACCCAGTGGCACCTGCTTCTGGATGACCTGCCCCGAAGGCACAAAGCCGAAGCCTGGGACATTCATTCCAGTATGAAGGTGGAGACCATCATCAATCGTATCTGGCTTCCCAACAATGTTTGCATACTCCGGAGCCCCCATCCCACTTGTAGCAAGCATATTCGACATCCTGCGACCAAAAGCCACCCCCGCCTGCGTTCTATCAGCAGGTAGTCCATCGAAGAGGGCGCTATTGACCGCGTCAACTATCTGGTTCGTCCGAGCTGCTCTCCCAGGTGGCGACAATGCTGTCGCTTGCCTCATTGCCCCTGATGCAATAGCTTGCATCTCATCCATACTTGCTCCAGCCAAATTAGCTTGGTAAAGAGGAGCCAAAGCCTGGGTATACGCTTGCAGCGCTGTTCTATTAGTCTCCAATTCTGTCTTTTGCGTGGTTGCCAACGCACTTTGCATATCCCGCATGTTCTTCAAGTACTCAGAACCGTACGCCCCTGCAATTGGGTCTCGAGCAACTTGTGCTAGTCCCTCTTCAAGAGAGGGAGCGGCTGACATGATATCTCCTATCCTACCATTAGCCTGAAGCTGTAGTTGGAATCGCCTATTCTCATTTCCCAGCTGCTGCATCCGCATAATATCGACGCCAGCAGCAAATGGATTCGCAGCACCTCCTTGTGCTACCTCAGGGGGTCTTACCTGCAATGCAACTGTATTCCTAGGCATTATCTCCTCCAGGAGATGTCAAACCATTCCCCTCTCCTCCCCCCATTGGAGCAGAGCCTCCCACCGGAGGTATTCCCTGCTCTGGTATTCCTTCTTGGGCATGTTTTACAGTCTGGACAACATGGTCCGCGCTCAATGCTCTTATTCCAGCCACCCCCAATCTATTCCGCAGTATATCATTCGCCCGGCTTAGCTGCTGTTCGGCATTACTTATAGTAACATCATGCATCCTTATCCAGCTTGCCAATCCCTCTCCCCCTGTCGCAGGCATATCACTCATTATCTGTGCGAGCTGCGTTGCTCCCAGGCCGTGGCCAACAAGTCGGCCAGCGGCTTCTATTACATGCTCTGGTCTTACTGTATCCCCCTTATCCATCAGCTGATCCAGCTCCACCCTCAGGTGGTCGAGGACCTGTTGGGCCTTCACCCCATCATCATACCGACTCTTCACTTGCCTAAAGTTCTGATGGATGTCAGCGAAAGGGTCACCTTGCTTCGAGGGTGGCACGGCATTGGAAGGACCTTGCCCACTCGGAGGTTGCATTCCACCCCCTGGCACAAGGATCGAGGCCCCCGCACCATTGAACGGCGCTCGGCCTACTTCAGTCATGCGTCCTCTGCCAGGTCCTGCACTACTCGCACTTTGACCTAGTGGCCCTTGAGAGGTGCCTCCCTGCGGCACTGGGCCACCTGGATTAGCCCCCAGTGGCGCGAAAGGATTTCCACCAGCCATCACCCTCCTCCTCTAATTAATAGCCCGGTCCATAATTAGGTCCAGAACCACCTGTCCCACCAAAGCCATAATAATTGGCTGCTGTCGAATATCCTCCATAGCCGGGTGGAACATTGAAGCTAGTACCAGGCCCCTGCAACGCATTAATCAAAGCCAGGTTGCTAGCTGCACCCCCTGCTGCTGATCCAACTCCCTGGAGTCCACCAACGAGTGCATTAGCAGATCCAACCACACCTGAAGCCTGTGCCGCACCAATCCCTGTAATGGTCGATGCTTGCTGCTGAGAGGCAGCGGTATTAACACCTGCTAAGGTTCCAGCAGCTTGTTGCCCTACATTAACCCCACCCATAAGCTGATTAATAATTTGCTGCCGCTGCTGCAAGTTCATAGTCCTATCAGCTATCAAACTATTAATATTGGTCTGGTATTCAGACTGCTTTGCCTGAAAGACCTGCGGCCATGTCTGGCTTGCCAAGCCCGCTGCATATTGCCCCGCCCCTCTGATTGCCGAGCCGCTGCTGCCTAAACCCGAAGCATTAATCCGGGCTTGTTCTGCTTCGAGGCCTTGCTGCAAAGTAAACTGATACCCCGGCGTCTGCGCCAAATCAGCTGCTGTCGGCTGAAAGGTAAACTGAGGCAAACTTGTATCAATTGGGCTTGTGAGATTCTGTAATGCTCCTCCCAAAGCAGGTAACTGACCTGTTCCAAAGTCAAGAAAAGGCTGTATCTGTTGTTGAGTTGTTTGAAACTTAGCCTGCTCAAGAGCCAGAGCCTGCCTTGCCGTGGCCGCCTGGATATTGGCCGCTTGCGTTGCAGCGGAGGCACCCTTCTTCCCACCGGCCAGAGAGGAGGTAGCTTGAAGTCCAGCTCCACCAAGAACTGCAAGCGCTACTGGCATATCTTTAAGCCTTCTTCAAACTCAGGACGTAATTATAGCCTAGAAGCTTGGCACCCTTCCGCTCAAACAGCCTCCCCAAGCCTGCACCCCTACCCTTAACAGTGTGATGGAAGTAAGCAAACTCAACCCCTATTTTCTTAAATTCTGCAATAGCCCTATTCAGCATCTTCACAGCCACAATCGGATAGCCCTCTTCCACAAACCACGCACTCTGGTTGACTATCAGCGTCCCCTTCGACTCCAGGTCAAAGTCCACAAGCCAGCTGAAGTAACCAACCATCTTCCCATCAACCCGAGCAATCAGCACCTGGAAGATCCCTGCTTCATTCAGAGTCTTCATAGAAGCCCAATCAGGTCCAAATGGTCTCTGCTCCTCAACCTCATTCACTTCTAAGAGCACAAGCCTTTCAAGCTCCTGCCAAGTATCCGCCACCTTCTCAAATCCTATCTCTAGTTCAGACAACTTCCAATTTCCTTCATCCGGTCGAGCACATCCTTCTGGTAAAGGTTGTATCTCTCTGCTGCTTCATCCTTGATCCCCATCGCCTCATCTATCTTTATCTGTATATTCATCTGATTAAGTTGATACCACCAATCGAAATCCCATTCAAGCTCAAGGCAGTATTCAAAGAGCCATTTCCCTACCACAGGTGCATCCAAATCCCTACTATTAATCGAATAAACGTTTGGCTGCTCCGAGATGAGGTCAAGTATTGCATTAAACTCAGCAAGGTTAGAGAGGTTTGCCTGGAGCCCTAGGCCGACTATGGAGCCGTACACTTCTTGCAGAGGCCTCCGGACCACCACCGTCTTGAGGTCCGGCATCTCCTTCCTTATAAGCTGCCACCCAATCATCCCTGCAATCTCCACCGAGCCCCACATCCCTTCCTCTTTATATGCCTTCACGAAGCCTTCAACGCTCTTGCAGAGGGTTGCTACATCATGTGCCACCGGCTGAGCTGGGGTCACAAAAGGGTAATTGAGATAATGGGCCATCCAAGCCGATCGACTCCGAGGAAGGCAATATATTATAAAAGCCATAGCCTCTTACCCCACAAACCAGCCGCTTCCATCAGAATAAACCGGAGTAAAGACAGCGCCACCACCAACAACAGCAACCCCGAATGCAGGTGTCAGTGCATCACTTACATTACTCTTAAGCCCTGCTGCTGGGCTTGGCAGCGTCGCAACAGTATGCACAGCAAAGATTGCATTTATCGTATCAATCTCATTCTGAAGGTGAACATCTTCAGCCTGGAGGGCTGTTATTTGCCCTTGTATCGTCGCCACATCAGCTTGCAACGTCGCGACCTGGCTCTGGAGGGTGGCAACCTGCCCTTGGAGGGTAGTCACATCTCCCTGGAGAGTAGTCACTTGCCCTTGCAACGTCGCAACCTGCCCTTGGAGCGTCGTCACCGCCGTTTGCAAAGCAGTCACCTGCGCCTGCATCTGTGTCAAGAATGCTGCTCTGGTCGAGATAAAAACCATCAAGTTATTCCAGGGGATACCAAGCGTCCCATTATTCGGGTCCATAATAGCCGAATTGTAGGAAGGCAGCGTGTACCAGTTTGCTGGGCTATTCACAGAAGGAAATGGAGGATTAGCCATCTCAAACCATCCTGAGTCTAGTTCCGCACAATTGTTTAATTAGCCTCCAGCATTTAGGTACCTTCAGGTGCCGAGCACCTCCGCATCTACCCAGGCCCCATTCAATGCTGCAGGCCCAGCAATATTATGAGACAACTCAAAGATCCTGTCCCTTGCTATTCCCATCCCGAGCCATTGTGGTTGGGTGAGGAACTCACCAGGGGCTCCTCCGCTCTGCAGCAAGGCATTGCCAAACGTCCGCCCCCGGTCGTCAGACCATCTCAAGCTAACAATTGCTGGCTGCCCCTGGCTATCAAGTGGGGCCATCCCACATTCCATATCAGCCCGGAATGCAGCGAACTGGAGCCTCCTACCATCCACCTCTACCATATTAGAGCCACCTGCCATCCTAGCAGCGCCAATATGAGGAAAAGACCTAACAAATACGATGGGACATTCAACTGGACTCGCACCTGGCGATGGCATAACTCTATCAGTATACTTATCCAGATTGAGGGAATAAACAGTGTTATTCTCCCAATCCCCCGCCATGAGCCTATTATTGATGAGGGCAACACAATTCACCCGACTCCTATGCTCAAACCCATCTACCGGGTTTGTCCATGTCTCCTGGTGCCACGCAGCATTAGGATCTTGTATAGTCATATCATAAACCCAAGTCTGATCTCCTGCCGGGAAAGTAAGCATGTAGAACTGATGACCGTCAAGGATATAAGTAAAACCAAGTGCATCACTTATTCCCACTGTACTTCTCATCTTCCTTATTGCATCTTCCAGAGCGTGATTGGATACCCGTGTTGCAAAGTAACCTCGGAACGAGAGAACAACTCCACCACCCTGCAAGTCATCCGACAACCAAAATACCGTAATATCATGACTAGCTCGACTAAATGGTGCTGCAATCCCATGCTCAACATACGTCCCTGGCAGTTGCTGGAAGGGGAATGGGCTCTCAGTAGTCCCACCAGCATTATACCAAATCTCAGTCTTCATATCACCGAAGAGGAACACTTCCCGCCTATTAACATAAATCGCCTTCAAGAGGTCTGGATAGCTTACTTTCCCAGCGAAGAAGAGCCCAAGTGGATCAAATGATATGGGAGCTGCATTTGATGGAAGCGTCGATCCAAAGTTCCGACTGTTAGGCATATTCCAAATGAGGTATTGGTCAACATACTGCCACTGATCGGCCCCATTAAAAGATCCTGCTGGATCATTTATCACACTAAAATCTGTACTATTCAGTGTTGATGCATAGCCCTGCGCACTGCCATCCGCCACCACCAGAACGGCTCCGTTATCTGCCATAGAAACAGGGCCAGTAGAAGTCCCTAACGTTCCCAGCGCTGCCAAGCTATTATCTGCATTAATAAGAAAAAGCTGATTCCCGCTTACGCAGTAACCTCTCTCATTCGAGGCCCTAAATAGGCCTCTGATCGGGCCATTTCCAACATTAAAGAGCGGGTCGAGTCCTGGCCTCTGGTAATGCGTCAGTGGTACTATAGCTGACTTCGGATTTATCTCACTATAGTAATTAACACACCGCTGCGCCGATGCAATAATGCTTCGACTTGTATAAGAGCCTCCTACCAGCGGTAATCTCATCTTGCGCCTTCCCTTCGGTCAGTCGCAATCACTTTGTTTTCTTGTTTTCATTCTTAGTTGTCTTAAAGGGCATCTTCGTCAGCTTCTTTCCTGGATGTATATTCTTCTCGTGAGCATGCACCCCAGCCTTCACCTTCCCTCCATTCTTATTGCTTGCCATCCCTGCCTCCTTAGAACGGACTGACAATCTTGTAGGTCAGATGACCCAAGTAAATATGCCCCGCCGTTACCAGCCCCGTCACCATATTACCTGCGGCTGGCCCCCCTCCCGGTGTAGGATCAACCCGCAAGGTGATAGGAGATGCAATTGTATCATCCACACCAGCACCAGCTGTCGATACTGCAACATTATTAAACAAAGTTGGCAGAGAATAGGCTATATTATTACAGCTGCTTGTTGTCCCAATGGTAATCGAAATGTCTATATTCACTATATTCCCGGTAACATTATAAGTCCCGCTAGCTGCCGAGAATGTCGCCGAACCAGAGCCGCACGATACAAACTCAGGCGTGTAATTGAAATTAATATCAATTCCGGTATTAGTATTAGGTCCATTATTGACAAGGTAGTTGCATCCAGTGCAAGTATCCGCACTATGAACATTCGGCCCAACCATCACATTCTGGCTTCCAGAATCCAGCGTGATCGCATTCTTCATTGCCAGGAAGGTATTATTCGCAATCAGCCCACCAATATTAGGCATCTGTCCAATATGAATGCCATCGCCAACGTTAGGTGTTGGCTGATAGGAGAATTGGTTCCCAGTGATGTTAAAGTCTCTAGCATTAGCCAAATTAATCGCTGCATGCCCTGCATTGTTAGGAGCGAAGAACAAGTTACCTGTCAAAATAATATTACTCGCCGTCGTGGTCGGATCAGTCTCGGAGTCAAAGCAATAAATCACACAAGGACCAAACTGCGAGTTCGCCACCGCCACCTGGAATACCGCCGTTCCTCCAGGAGGAATATAAATCCCTCTATTATTCCCCGTGAAGTTCGTCCCAGAGATCTGATACCCCTGCGTCTCAGTCCCAATACTAAGCCCAGCATCCAATTGCCAGAAATTCGACCCAGGCAAGATATTATACACAATCCCTGGAATAGCCCCCGTCGCCACTGCCGTGATGCCTACTCCTGCGGGTCCAGCTGTCTGCGGCCCCGAGATCCCTACCAAGAAGTTAACCCAAGAAACTTGTGACAGGCTAATTCCAGTTGTAAAATAATTCACCATCTGCGGCCCGTCACTGCCCTGGATCATAACATTCTCAAATGAATTTATAACCGGGTAAGTGAACTTGACCGCACCAGAGCCTGTATAATTAATCGCGAAGCCGTTAGCACCCCCTGGATGCGTCGATGTTAGAGTAAAATTCCTAAAGTGAAATGACGCCGAATTTTGACTGTCCGGCTCATTAACAGTCAATGCTGTCCCGCTAGCACCACTATATTCAAGAAACGAATTATTAACTCCTGCCCCACTTATATTCAACATAGTAAGCTGGTGAACCGTCGCCACCAGCCCAGTCCCGAAAGCTATAACCCCCGGAGGCAGCACCAACTCTTTGCCCTGTGCAGCCCAATTAACAGCCGCCTGCATCCCTGCACTGCTGTCCGTTCCATCAGTCTTTACGCCCCACTGCCGAGGGTCTCCGCCCTTTGCCGGAAAAACTCCTAACCAACACTTCCCATCAGCACTCTTAACCTGACTTCCTCCATCTCCATTCCCTCCATTCAGCGAGCAAGGCCCTGTACCTGGCACAAACTGCATAGGCGGTGCACCGTTGCCATTCCCAAAGGTGTCCCTCTGAAGCCCTCCAGGATAAGTAATCGTCGAAGCCCCTGACAACAAGGCATTACTCGGTACAGCCGTCGGTGTATACCCCAGCGCATCACCTGCCAACCCCAGCAAAGCAAGCAAAGAAAGTAAAGAAAGCCTCTTCATGCTGTCACTCCCCAGCCAATTCCATCAAACACAAACTGCTGCGCCTGAAACGCGTTTGCAAACACAAAAGTCGGCACCAGGTCTATTAACGTTCCATCCCTTGTATTAATCGTGAAGTTATTAGCAAAGCAAACTCCAAGACTATCTTTAATTAGTATTTGATACCCTTGAGCAACTGGCGTTGGTAATGTAATAGTAATAGCTGTTGCTGTTGTCTGCCTCACTGGCACATAATTAACACCTAACGGTATATCAACGCTTGTTGACCCTGTTATAACTAAGGGTGAATTAAATGGTGTAGCAGGAATAATTATCTGCCCATCCAACAGGGCCAGGAAGAGCTGATAAAGCTCCCCCGCATCCAGCAGCCTCTTGCCTGTCTCTCCCAAGCACGGTGCTATCTGAAGGATGGTCGGCGCGAATATACTATGCCCAAGCAGCTCCTCTGGCTGGATAGCTGGCTGCACAAACCTTAGCGTCAATGCCATGGGTCTTCCCTTACCTCAGGCTGGAAGCTTGCTTTTCAAGGCCTCCACCTCTGCAGACAGCTCTTTAACAGCATTAACCAGTGCGTAGATCAGAGGCCCATTCTCCAGCACCAGTATCTCATCAAAAGCATTACCTTCAATATCTCTATTAGTATGCTTGCTTACTAACTCCGGCATAATTCCCTGCACTACACTCGCATCCAGCCCATACCTCGTCACCTCCGGTCCATCCAACACTGCTCCTAGTTCTCCATTATACCTAAAGCTAATCGGCTCCAGCTGCAGAACAGCAGCCAATCCCTGCGCATACGGTTCAATATCACTCTTCGTCCGAGGGTCTGAGATTGTCCCCCAAGCTCCGCTCGTATTCAGTGTCGCAAACGGCGTCGTCGTATTGAACTGAACTACTGTAGTCGGAGTGCTACTGAAAAACACAAACGGTGTATTGTTAGGGCCGCTGACAAAGCTGATCGCATTGCCCGCTGGCGACGAGTTCATCCACGCAGCACTCGCTGTACTAGTGCCTCCAACAATAATCGCGTTGGCAACTCCTAAATTCTGATTACCTGGATCAGCAATTACATTACCAATCTGCACTCCTTGACCAACGGTCATCCTAACAGACGGGCCTGATACGGCACCTGGAGTTGTCGTGGCAAAGCCTATACGAGTGCCTTGCGCTATGTCACTCCAGTTCTCTGACGCTGCAAGATCAATCCGAGGATTAAAGCCAGCGCTATATCCTGTAGCACCTCGGCCAATACCACCAATAGTACCTAAATTATCTCCAGCCAGCACAGCAGTCGGTGCTGCCGCTGTTCCTCTAGCCCTCCGGAAGTTTACCAAACCTGTAGTGCCAGCAGTGCCGTAGCCATCAACCAGAATCTCTGCCTGCCCCTCCTGCGCTACCCATACCTGCGGTGCTACTGATGGAACCGCTTGCGGTGTAGTGCTTGCAGCGTTGACAGTCAAACAATGCACTGGTGGCGAAGTCACCACAGTCCCGATAACCTGCTGCGTCGAAACTGTCAGCGTCGTCCCGTCATCAGTCGTAATAGATGACGACACAACCGCAGTGGCCCCACCTACCAGCGGTCTATTCACCGCAAACGCCGGAGTGAAAGTGCCCCTTTGCAGCGCTGTAATCTCACTCCCAGCAATAGAGAAGTTGCTTCGTACCGAGGCTGTTGTTGGTGTTCCAAACACCGGGACAGTAGGATCGATAGCACTTGTCATGTCAGGGCACATCCCATATCGATTGACCCGAGTCCCAGATAGAAGCACCTCCATCCCAAACACTTGGAGCCGCAACTATCTTAGTTCCAGCCGTTACAAAATGATAACTTCCAATCTCAGGATGCGCTATAAACTTCCAAACCTCTCCAACATTAACAGTGTAAGTCACACCAAACAACAGCACCGGAATAGAGCCGCTCGCATTATTCTCAATAAAATAAACACCAGGCTTCCACCTACTAAAGTCAAAGTAAGGCAACACACCTATCATAGCAGCAACACTACTAAATCCGTGTGCTTCCCCAGTCAACTCGTTAGAAAGCACAATAGCAGACTCAGCCATGAGTCTTCCCTTCGTCCATTATGCCTCGACCGGATCATGCACCCTAAACCTTCCTGCCAACCTAACTCCAAACTGCGGCTGTATACTCTCTATATTAGCATTAGCCATAAAATCCCACCTCGAATGCGCCGCAACCGTATGAGTCTGTCCAAACAGAACAACATTTACACTACTTCCACTCGAGTTAATCAGTGTATAGAGCCCTGGCTTATACGAGCCAAATGAAAGAATACCACCAGGGAGAGTCCCAAAGTTCCACACATTCCCCGTCAACGTCTCCCTCAGCACGATTCCAGCCATTGGGCTCTCCTTTCAAATACACCAATCTAGGCTACCTGCTGCCAGATACCAACAGTCGTGCAGACGAAAGTATGTACCGTCAATGTGGCTGCAGATACAGGGGTCACCGCTGGCGTTGCTGACCCCACCGGGATAATCTGATCTGGTGGATTAGGATAGATAAGCAGAGCATTCGCCCCATTATTAGCTACAGTTATTCGGCTGCCTACAAGCGCATGTGGCAACCTAACTCCAGTCCCGGAAGGCGTTGTGGCTACTACGTTAGTAGCCACATTTTTCAATCCCAGGGCTGTTGCTGCTGTAGTTCCTGTCGCTGCCAAACCTACTTGTGAACCAACCAGAGCCTGGAAAAGCGCCTGTATCTCTCCTGCGTCGACAAGCCTAAAACCTGCTGTAAACAGCGAAGGTGCTATATCCAGCAGCAACTTAGGAGGAGTTGATCCGTCCATGGGTCTTCCCTTTTCTCTAGGGCAAAATTAAGCAAGGCTAGGCGATTGACTTGAATTGCCATTGCGCCGGAGTGATCCCGTTCGTCGGCCCACCCTGACCAGTCATACACCAGAAGATGCCAACTGCAAGTGCTGCCAATACCACACCAGCAGTTCCAGGTGTCCCCGAGGCTGCCGGAGCAATCAAGTCCGTTACAACATCCCCCGGTGAGCTACTCTGGAAGCCAAATACCTGGCAGGCAGCAGCCCCATGATTAATCACTGTAATCTCCGCACCTGCATACCCCGGTGGCAGCATCACACTATCCGCCGCAGTCGCTACAGTCGTAATTGTATTCAGCCACCCATTCAGCAGCGTGGCATTAGCATTACCTCCACCTGCATGAGCAGTGATCCCATAAACCGCATTAAAGCCCGGCAAGCCGGAAGGATTAGGAGCACCAGGACCTGCAACCATCTTATCCTCCTTCTAAAGTCAGCAAAAGCTGACGGTTTCCAACACCAAAGCAGCTAAAGCAGTCAAGGCTGTTTTGCATCTGCACACCCTGGCCGCTTGTCACACCAAGCTTCCCAGTACTTCTGGAGCGCAACGTGATCTTCATGTTCGATCTCATACAATGCTGCAGCCCGTGCCGCTTGACTAACCAAACTCGATATCGTATTAGCTGAAAGGCTTGCCACATAGCGTTGCTCAGCAACAGCAAAACGAGAGTCAGTCTGCGCCATAGCTGACGATGCCAACAACATTAACGGTAAAAGCACAAACCTCATAAGCACGCCCCCGCTGTTGTCTTTATAAAAACAAGATTGCCAGCGGATACACAGATCGACCCGGTAGCAGCCCCAGTGAGCGGGACATTCCCCAGCTTTATACCCGGCTGGTCAATAAGCAGAGTCTGAGCTGCAGTCGATCCAGCAATGGTAAGCTGCTGACTAGCATCAACTCCAATCGTATAATTCTGTCTGACATTTGCATTATCACGGTAAATAAACACGACACTCTGACTAGCTATATTTGCACCTGAAGTAGCTAGTGCCCCGAGCGACAAGCCAAATGCATTACTACTTCCATCCGGCAGGGTGATTCCCCACCCGCTACTTCCCCCAATAAATAGCGTCCCGCCAGTCGTTCCACTTGTAGCTCCAGCATCCGCCGCCAGTGTGATAGCTTGCTTAGCATGGGACGATGTCGCGTCCCAGAATCCTAAGGCGATACTCCCGCCGGCATTATTGCTATTTGTACTGAAATCAAAGTCCTGTGCTCCAATACTCAGCGAGACCTGGCAGCAGCCGTCCTGAAGGATGAGTCCGTTGGCCCACTTGGCAAAAGGCGGGCTAGGACTGCTAAAGTTATTCCCCCAGAACGAGTTGACGGCAAACCCATTAACACCCGCCGGCTGCACAAGCGCAGTCCCGCCAAGCATCAGCCCGCCACCAATAGTCCCTGCATTACTGATATTAAAATCAAACTCATTAAACAGGCCACGAGTGCCGGTGCATCCGCTACGAGCACTGCAATCAGCCAATATACTATCAAATCCCCAAGTGTAGGCCCCGGCAACATTCGAGATGCCATAGGCACCAACAGAAACACTAGCCCTCTCCTGCCCGGCAAGAGTTCCCTGTGTATTATTGTTCTTCGTGTAGCCAGCGATAGCATTGACTAGATCTGTCGATTGATCCGGCACAACGACAATGCTGCGCAGTGCATCAGCGGTAAAAGTCGAGCAAGGTCCGTTACAAATCATTTCCTGCCAAATCTGATTAGCCGTAGTACCAGTCTGAGCCTGCACCGTTAATGCATATTGATCACTAGTAACAGGCGCACTAAACGGAGTGGTAATCAAATGAATGCCCGCCGCCAGACTTGCCGGCGTAACCGAATGCGTTAGGTTACCTTGCACTACTGGAATCTTATCATTAGGCCCAAGTGGAATGGTTGCAGGCGGTGCATTAGTAATAAATGAGGTAAAAGAAGTCGACGCAGGAACTTGGGCTAATGCTAATACTGGCATTAGCCCCAATACCAAACCAATAATAGAAGTTAGCTGACGCCTCACCCTCCAGCTCCTAGTAAGGTCTATCTGAAAATATATTGTAGAGGCCTCTTCTCCTAATACTATTTGGCATCCTCAACCTCGCAACTTGAACCTGGCTACTACGCAACACAGCCAAACTATCTTTCGCCATCCCCGGCAAAGGATCTCCTGGATACGTACCCAACCTATACTTAGGCCTCAGTCTAATCGCCAAGTTCAGCATCATTGCATTATAGTATTCCCAAGGAAGATCAAACAAAGTTGCAGGCGTTGCAAACCTTACCTGCAACTGAGCATAAAACGACGCATGTATCTCATAAATAAACGGCTGCGGTATCGGCCACACAAACAGCCGAGCCAAGGGAAAGTCCGTATCTAGGAACGCTGCCTCACCAGGGCCAGCCACCAAGCCTTTCAACGTTATCCTATTATAATCCTCTCTACTTTCCAATATCTCTAATCCATAGTCTATATCATTAGATCCCGCACTAATACCTGTTACAGGACCATCAGCAGTCAAAAAATTCCCGGCATCATCAGTTAAAAAACGCCTGGCATCATCAGTCAAAAATACAGGTCCTGGTCCATGTAATTTTCTTGTAAACGCACTGGCCAATCTCGTTGGCCGCATAGAGCCAGTCCCCGTGTCAAAGTCACCACTAGGGCCAACCGAATAGCTAACTGCCCCTGTCGAGACTTTAGCCAAATCAACCAAGTGATAAACCAGCCACCTCTTCCTCTCCCACTGCATAAGCATCCATTGGAGCCTTGCCCATGCATCATTAATATCCTCTGCGAGGGGGGTTTGCCCCACCCCAATAGCCCCACACTCCTTCAGCGAGGCCCGGCAGATGTCTCCCAATGTCGTATTCTCTGGTTCTAGGTAGGACATCAGCCCTCCTTTCAACTCGCTGGAGGCTTAGCAGCAAGAGGTGCAAGAGGCGGTTTTGGCTTGGGCAGGTAATCCTCTTCCGGAGGTGGCGGCTTCGGTGCATCTCTCGCAACCGCTAATTCCGCTGTCAGCTTCCTAATCTGCTCCTCAAGCTCGCTTTCCCTATTCGCCCCTACAAACGTCGGAGCTTCTTTCCCTGCTGCCTTCATTGCCTTCGCTGGATGGTCATGCCACCCCAGTTCCCTCAACGCCGCTTCCTCATCAGGGTCGCGAGCCACCCGGCTGATCATCTGCTTCAGTTCCCCTACCCTCTCCGGTCCCATCGGAGTAGCTATAATCTCAGCCCGCTGCACCACCCTCTCTTGCCCTAATGGGTGGTAGAACATCTTAGGGTATTGCAAAGGGCCTTTAAACTCGCCGCTATAGGAGTTGGCCGGGTTGTCATCGAACACCCCCTGACTCTCCATCACATCGTAGATCGTGAAGCGGGTTTTCCTTGCATTAGCCATTCGGTCCTCCCGCTGGTCGTCCCGACCAGCTAAACTTGCCTTGCATTTCGCTTCTCAAAGGGGACTCCGTTCATCGCGTTCGCTCGAGTCCTATGTATCGCCCTCTGTTCTGCGATCGCTTCTCTTTTTGCAGCGGCTATTACCCGCTCGGCCTCCTCCTCAGCAGCCCTTTCAGCAACGATTTCCTCGGGAGTCCGCATAAGCATAGTCGGAAGGCTCTTACTAAAAATGCCTCCTCTCTGGTTTTGCTTTGTAACTCCTGCCGCGTGTCTGGCCTCTTCCATAGAGAAATACCAGTCTGGTCCGGCCTCTTCAACATCTGCTTGACAGGCAAAGACCTTCCCTCCCTGGAATAGGTGGAACATCGCCTTCGGCCACTCAGGGGGTGGAGGAGGGTTGTAGCCCTCCTCCACATGAAGAGGATGCCCAAGACTGGCGAGTTGGAGCAGTCCCTCTTCAATCTGCCTCAAAGCTGCCTGAGCCTTATGCGCCCTTTGCAGATCATGTGGCCAGTCAGCTAAGATCCTCTGCCGCCAATTCATCTCACTTCTTCCTCGCTGCTGCCCCTGTTGCTCCTGCTGCCACCGTAACACTGTTTGATGCAGCTTTGGTTGAACCAGCATTATTAGTTGCAGTGACTTCACACACTATGCTATTCCCAGCATCACTCGCCTGTGTCGTATAGTTAGTAGAGGTTCCAACCTCAGTTACATTTGAAGTCCATGAGTTAGTGAAGATCGGCTCACCAATCCAATTACCTTCAGTTACGTCGAGGGTGTCACCGACATTACAGGAAGTGGCAACGGCACCACTAAGCATTATAACTGGAGTATCGACAACAGATGGTGGGTCTTTATAAACTTCTGGTGCGGATGCCTGAGAAGCCAGTATAGCCCAAGCCATCCGCTGTGTTTGATCCTGAGACGCCTCTTGGGCCTCTCGGATCTTCGCTGCACGATCTTCGCTCATGTCCAGCCCTCGCTTTAAGGTTTCTCCGGAGCCAAGGTGACTTGTATAATCTGAACCCCAGGAAACCTGTCCATTGACATCGCGATGATACCAAGTTGGCTCGCATACACATCCAGCGGGGTTCCATTCGGAACCGAAGTCTGGCCGACTGTATTCAATGGCAGCTGCGTCGTCCTATTATAGAACATGATGTATGGCATCCCAGTCCTCGCTTCACTCGTCCTGGTTAATCCATGCAACGCACCCACCGTTTGAATTTCAAACCCGGCCTTGAACTTCTGTCAAATGCTCATCCAGCGCTTCCATCTCTTCCTCGGATGGCACGTTGGCAAACTCACCCCAGGCTTCGATCGCGGCCCTCCTGTAAGCCCTGGCTGCATCAATCCTTCGAGAGTAGCGTCCAAGGTTCTTTGCTTTGCCATCCACAGTTATTACTGCAATCCATTGACTTCTAGACTTCTGCCAAGACACACCTTTGAAGCCAGAGGTATTCGTGCTCCAGAAGGCATTAGCTTGGTTCTGACTATTAGTGGCAATTCTCAGGTTGTCAAACCTGTCATCATCTCTTACACCGTTTTTGTGGTCGATAAAGAGATCTGGATCTTCATCAGTCATAAAGTACCAGGCAAGTCTTCCAGCCTTATAATCTTCTCCCATTATCTGGATATAGCGATATCCGTTGTCATAGACTGACCCCGCGCGAGAGCCAACTATAGCATTAGGACCAGTGCTCTTTCTCCAAAAGAACTCACCCGTGGCTGGATTGTACTCAAGCAATTCCTTAATCCAGCCACCCATTGCTCTTGTAAAGTCAGCCATTTGTTTGTTCCTTTGTTAGAGTAACTATTGATATATCTGGTCAGCCACGACACAGGCCCATTCGGGGCGGATCCAGAGATACCCATAGAGCACGTCAAGACGAGTAATAAGTTGGTCAGTCCCGATGAAGTAGTCTGTAACCATGCGCATGGAGACCCCATCAAACTCCTCTCTCGCCGCCTCATGCACATTCCTCGGCATCTCCAAGTCCGCCGTCGCAAGCGTCACCGCCTCTGGAGCATACGCAAAGTTCTTCGTATAAGCCGTGCTCGCCGGCAAGCTCATCGCCGGGTCAACATTCGCTCCATTCGCCGGGCTCACATCAACCGTCTGATACTGCTGAGGGATACCCGGTGCCAGTTGCGGCACAATCGCCGGATAGATGGGGATGGAGGTGGCACCAGACGGCACATTCGCCGTCACCGCAAACGTCCGCAAGCGGCCATAAGACTGCTTAGTAATACGGTTCACCGCATGGACACCACCAATCTGGATAATGTCTCCCATATTGAAGCCATTAGCCAGGGCATTCACCGTCAAACTTAGCCCTGTCTGCCCCGCCCCGTTAACCGTCGATCCTCCAGACGCTGCCGCCCCATTTGTATGGGTAATGATGGTCTGGTCCGCCATCCAAATAAAGCCCAGCGCATCATACATCCGGCCAGTGATATATTGCCGACTGATCTCCGGGGCCGGGTTAAGCAACCCCGTGAGGCTGCTCACCACACTCGCCTCGGTATCTGGGCTGTTCACAATCTTCCAGTTCGCCACAGGGCTCGAGTTGTTCCTCAGCGTCGCCCCGCTTCGCAAGTAGGTGGAAGCAATAGGCGCGATAATGTTCAAGCTCGAGTCAAGATTGGCCGTAATGTTGCAGATGCCACCTTCCGAGCCTCCAATCAAATCGACGGCCACCTGCCCCGCCAAGTTATTCACCATAGGAGCCAGAATGCGCCTGCTATAATCATCCAAAGACAGAGTGCGATCAGCCATGCTGAAAGCGACATCAACATGCTTCTGAGTCGCCAGAACAAGGGTAGTGGACTGCTCCGCAGTATCTTGAACATTCAACGCAGGCCCAGTTGTTACTGTGAAGTCATTGGGCAGCCTAATCCTCAGACTGGATCCGATCTTCGCCCCTGTTACAGCGAAGGAGTCGTCATACTGCATATCGACGTTCTGGAGAACCTATCCTTCGCCACGAGTCGCTAATCCGTGACCGCCCTTTCAGGCTGCTGCATGTTCCCATGCAGAGGAGACTATCTCTTCATCCACTCTCGTGGAGCCGGGCACTTCGGGACGCTTGTCCCTACGAGCTTTCGCTCTAGTCGTTACACCTTCCGCCAGAGGCGGCTTGGCTCGGTATTGTCCGTTCTGGAGTTCCACCGAATTCACCCGGTATCGACAGGAATTACTTCCTGAAGGCCCAAAGTCTAGGCATTTGAATTTTTCCAGAGACGCACCGCTTCCCTCGTGATCATGTTTATAGTCAAAAGCTGATTTGGCACTGTCTGTCTCCCAGTAGGTGCTATTAGGGTCCAGGCTACCCCCAGGTATCAGCCTGTAGCACCGACTTACGCAGTCGGGAGCGAACACCGAGCTTACGCTCTCGGGAGCGAACGCCTCATTTTCCATCGGAGGCTACGATCTTAGGCACAAACTCGCCAAACAGCTTCTTCTCCATTAACTTACGCCATCTTATTGCTTCTTCTTTAGTATCAAAATACTCTCTTTTTAGAACATAATTCTGCATAATGAATGCGACCCAAGGCTTCTTTATAGTACCCCTGTAAGAAACTCCTTTCTCACCTGAGGTATTACTTGTTCTCATCTTAGAGTTTATTGCATTTGTAGAATGACTAGACATTCTTAAATTAGATATTCTATTATCAGCTCCATTTCTATTAATATGGTCTAATCCAATGAACCAGTCTCCATATATCCACAGCCAGGCTAAGGTATGTGCTGGATAATCTTTACCATTTATCTTAATAACAAAATACCCATTCCTTGGAGATCCAGGAAACCACCCACGCTTATAATTACCTCCACCAGTAGGCCGTACCCAGCTAAATAATCCAGTATCTGGATTATACTCGATGAGATTGCGGAGTTCCCCCTGTGTAATCATCGTCGGACCCTCCGGCCATCTATTTGTTCATTTCTCCGACGCATCCACTCCTCGGTTGACATGTGATCACTTCCAGGATCATCTGGACTCGTGCTACTTCTTGCAGCTTGTGCTGCTGTTGAGGCTGGATTGATTGGCCTCGGTGCATTACTTATCTGTGCTACTGGTTTAATGGCCATTTTAGTCAGCTCAACCGCCATCTTCAGTGGACTCAAACTAAGAATGCGAGACGCTTCATTGAGATCGCTTCCCAAAGAATAGATAATTTTACTTGCTTCCCCCGTCTCCAGCGCCGCATTCAAAAATGCATTATAGGAGGCTATTCCTTGAGGGTCATTATTATCCACCAGCCCTACTAATCTTCCTACTTGCATATCAAAATCAGTATAAGCTCTTCTTCCTATTTCAGCTGTTTCATTACACCTCCTATTAAAATCCTGGTTCTCAGCCAAGATCCTAGCTCTTTGCTCTATCTGTGCATCAATAGTCTGCTGATTCGGCGGCCCCTGGTTATATCCTGGTGGCTGCCCAGGCTGAGGTGCTTGCCCATTCGATGGAGCCTGCCCAGCTCTCACCCTCTCCAGCTCCGCTCTCAGCTCCCTTGTCCTTGCGGTCAGTTCCCCAATCCGCCTATCTCGCCAGTCAGTCCTAGGCCTCTCCGAGACCTCTTCCCTTGCCTCTGGCGCAGGAGCCGGACCAGCGGAGGGAGTAACTGGCGTCTCTGGTGCATCGATGGGGGTCGCAGGCGTACCAGCCGGCTCCTGCACTTCATTCGGTCCACCCGGACCAGGATTCTCTTCACTTCCAGCCATTGGGCTTCTTCCCTTCGGTCAGTCGCCTCTAAAAATCCCCACGTATGGCCTAATTACTCTACCTCTTTGGGCATCCCAGTCAATATGTGATTAATGAATGGGCCGAAACGGTGGGCTTGCAACCCTTTTATGTCTTAGTATTTGATCCTGTTCCAGCACTAGCATTATCTCCTCCTTCATTTCCTCCGCCACATCTGGCCTTGTCAGCATAACAGTCAGAGTCGCCCTTGCAAATTCAAGGCAGGACCCCCAATTCTTCTCAATGAACCTGGCCTCGAGCTGCTTCGGCCCCATCCCAGGATTCTGCTTCTTCCAAGCCTTAAAGAAGGCATCATTACTCATCATACTTTCATACAGCTCCCCTGCCGCAGCCTTCGCCACCTCCATCACCTTCGCATGGCAGACCCTCTGCCCCGTCTCACTTGTATTCATGGCACTTGTCCTTGTACTCCGAACGGATCACCCTCAACCGGCGTAGCGCTATGAGTAAACGGATTATGCTCCACCGGCTCGAGTGGAATCCCATTCCAAGTCCTAATCTGAAGGTTCTTCGGATTGGTTGTTATAAAATTCCTCGTCCTCTTATTATCATCCAAACTAAATCTCCCCGCCTCTTTCTCCTGCTGCATCCAATCAATAGCTTGTTCAGTAAAGCTTTTATTACTTAATACTCCTTGTCGTTGCCTAGGATACTCCCATTGCATACTAGCTAAATCATCTAGTGACTTCACATGATTTTGCAAAGCGTTAATCTTAGCTTGAACTGCATCGCCAACATTGAATACCCCCGGACTCAAAGGCTCCCGCATAATATGGTCCAGGGCAAAGACCCCTGGCATCCCATTAAAGTTATCATCATGCGCCAGCACTGGCCCCACCTGCCTCGAAGGCCTATCCAAGAACTTCCTCCCCGGCACTCCCGCCTTATCCATCTCCTGTCCAATCTCCGTCGCCGCTTGGTCCGTATATGTACTGGGCCAAACAGCAAATGGATCAGCGTCTCCTCTTGCTACAGCATCAGAAGCAATTTCATTCGACCTCTGATTCACATGGCTCCAAAACAAATCCCTCCCAGTCATATATTGATGCTCACTCCCAGGTGTATTCGGAATATGAGTGTCCTCATGTATCTGATAATACTGTGGATCAAGATGCTCTGGAGCCATGAAAGCCTTCTCCAACCTCTCCTTCACTCCCTGGTCTTGATCCTTCCAAGGCGCGTTCATATCCAAATACTCGTTCTTCTCTGGCACCACATTGATATGCAGCAGTCCTCCCGGCTCCCCCATGGGCCATTTATCTGGATTTGCACTTGCCGCCTGACCTATTTCATACTCTGAGGGAAATGTAGCATGATTTCTAGTCCCTCCTGTTTCCTTCCACAAACTTGGATCTTTTAACAAGCCATTATCACCCAGTACATTATTTGGCAAACGGCCATATTGCAGAAAATATCCACCAACCTCATGTCCGTACTTATTAGCTATCAAGTCATGATCAGGCCGTGCCGACCTCACATCCACAGACCACCTTCCTGTCTGTGGATCTTCCTCATTCAACTTCACAACCTTATCAAAACTTCCACCATAGCTCGGTACAATACTTCCTGGTTCATAAAACTTCTTAACTATATCTGCTCCACTCAGTGGCAGCCCTTGCTCATCAACTGGAACCTGATCTGACCTAGCAAGCTGCTTCCTATACTCATCAGCTACACCCTGTCTCTCAGCAGTGTAATGTCCCGGCCCTTCATATGCCGTACCTTCCCCCGTCCCCAAGAATGCGTCATCGTGCTGCGTGAATACCTTCCTTGCTCCAGTTCCCTGATACACAGGGAAATGTGTCAATGCCCCTTCAGGAGCGGAGAAGCCTAACCCTCTTGTCCCCATCGCCGTCCCAAGCAACTCAAGCGCATATTCCGGGACTGCAAGCTGGTTTGATCCCGGTTCCATACTAGGAGTCAAGCTACCCTCTAGGATCTGCCCCGGAGGCTTAATAACATTCTGCCATAGTCCCTCTGCCCCACTTTTAACACTCTTCCACAGTGCATTCCCAATAAGGCTTCTAGGATCAATGATCCTCCCAGAAGGCTCCGCTGGAGGTGCAAAGTCCCCCGGCGCTGCATAGGAGAGGGAGGGGTCAGAGCCAGCCATCAAACTCCCCCTTGCTTATAAAGCCCCTCATACAGCTCAGGGAACACCGGCGCCCTCACTCCTCCACCCGCAGCAGGCCTAACCAGCGAATTGGTCGCCAATGGCCTCACTTCCTGCCTCCCAAACCCAGTCACTGGCGATGCCATCGGCCTATAAGGCTCCATCCCTCTTATCTGAGGCGCAGGCCCTTCAGGAGCAGCTGCTTCCGCAACCTTCCTAGGGTCATACCCACTCCTCACCGGCACCTGTTGTCTCAAGGCTTGCCCCAGCATCGACCACATCATCAATGCCCTCTGCCTTCTCTCCTGCTCTGCAGCCTGCGTCTGCATTTGGTTCACCATATCCCCTGGGCTCTTAGCTGCCACCGATGCAGAAGGTGCTAATGCATTCACTTCAGGTAACATTGTACCAGGTATAATTGAACTTGGCTGTGGAATAGACCTTTCAAGCCGCCCTCCCGCAGCAAAGCTTGTCCCTGGTATATTCTGCCCGCTCCTATATCCATAATGAGGTTGCATTGTCGAAGCTACTGGCGTATATGGTGGCAGACTCCCCGCCTCAGCCAGTTTCCTATCATACATATCACTCCAATGCTTTACAAATTCTGAAGCCGGAGCATCAGGATTTCCTCCATTAGACTTAATATTCGTAGGCGCCCCTCCTACCATCGTCACTGCCTGTCCCGCAGGCATACCTGGATTATTAATAAGAGCTGTAGCGCCAGCCACTCCTTGTTGATGCGCCAAATACACCTCTGCATTGGTAGGCTCACGCCCCAATTTCTCTGCAAGCTCTTGCTTCCTCTGCGCTAATAGCCTCACTCCATGATCTATCTGCAAAGCTCTATCATCTCTATCTCCACCCCCCATCTGGTTCCATTCATCCGGCCCCAGCTGGAATATCCCCCTATAAGTCTTCCCAGGTGTATTAGTATTCGGATCACGCCCATAATTACTTTCAATCGCAGCAGTAGCCATTACCAGCGACGGATCTACTCCATACGGAGCCGCCCCAGCATAAATATCTGGGAAAGGCCCAGTGTAGGCCACAGGTGCTCCCGCCGGTGCTCTCGCAGGTGGTGGAACCAAAGCATTCTGTGGTGTTTGCTGTGGTTGAAGACTTGTTGGTGCACCCGTTACTGGATCCATCGTTGGCGTTGCTGCTGGCCCTGCTGCCACAGGCGGTACCACCTGCCCTCCATAGTAAGCCTTTACAGCCTGGTCATACATATCCTGCCCACTCGCAGGATGCACTCCATCTTTCGCCCATTTAATTTGCGGTTGGAAGAATATCCCCCCTGCATCCTTCACGCTATTCTGCAGCACCGTATTAACAGCCTCACTATTCTGCACTCCAGGCCCAACCCCTGGCATAACCACACTATTCGCCCCCGCCCTCTTCAACTCCGACACCAGCGTTGCCACATCCCCCAGCTTACTCGGATCGTTACTTCCCGAGGTCGCAAATACATTCTTCCCCCGGAAGTAATCTGGATTCTGCTGGAGCATGTATCGCATCCTTGCCAGAATCCTATCCGGTGGATCACCAACCCCTGCATTCTCCCCCATTACAAAATCAGCAGGGTTCTTTGCATCATACTGCATCCCTGCCGTCCCACCCATCCTCCCCATTGCCCTACCAAGCGCAGGGTTTGCAAACTGCTGTGCAGCAATAGAGTCTCCAAACCCCATATCGAACACTGGCCTCGAGGCCGTAGCTCCCCCTCCGGTCGGTGCCAGCGGGTTATAAAGGGGATAGCGGGCGTTCTGCAACCTAACACTATCCGTCGGAGCAATCGCAGCAACCCCCGCCAAATCTGGGCTCAAAGCCAACTGATTAGTCGTATCCAGACTCGGGGTTGGCGGGGCGACTAAATTTGCACTTCCATAAGGCATAGCCTAGCTCCCCCCACCACCCACTGTGGCGGTCCCTGGTGGTGTCCTCTCCTGAGCCAAAGGCCCAATCCTCAGGTATCTCGTCCGCCTAGTAGGGTCGAGGATATACCATTCTCCATCCGGGGCCTTATTAGCCCCAGGGATTGGCGGAGCTTCGCTACCACCTCCCCCATTACCTCCTCCAACCTGCCCATCCATCCCTGCTTGCCCAGCCTCTTCTCCCGTCTCAGACGTAGCACTCAGGTTCGCTTTGAGGATAGGCAGGATATTCGTCTCGAGCGAATCAGTCACAAGTTGCTCAATAAGCTGCTTTAGGCCCTCTTGATCCATCGGCAGCAGCGGAGCAAGGGCTTTGATCCTATCTGTCTCAGCCCCATACACATCAATATCTCGCATCTGATCCTTCCCCTGGATCTTCAATGCGTCCTTCCCATGCTGCTCAAGCGCCTTGGCCAGATTAGCCTGAAGGGCTTGTATCTGCTGCTGCGCTTGCTGCTCTGCCTGCGAGGGGCCTTGCCCCAACGCTTGCGGCGGCACCATCCGCCGGAGCCTCATCGCAGCCTCCTGCGCATCATCAAAGTCCATATTCCGGAAGAGGATATCCCCAATTATCGCCGTGAGGGCCGGTGCTTCAGTCAGAATTTGCGTAAGATCCTCCACCGCCTCTTGCCGCTTCGACTCCACATTCGGGCCAACCGATGCCGCGACCTCATACGTACCCATCGTAGGATTAAGGACTCGCTGTATAATCCTATTCTGCCTATCAACCTGATAGGCATACGGTTGTGCTGCTCCTGGGTCAAGTTCAATCTCCATCTCAATCCCGTCGTCAGCCAAGATATGCTTCACCCTTCTCGTATCGTAGATCTTAGGAATCAAATCGATGATCTGCTGATACGTATAAACCAGGGCGTCCTCATAGTTGTCCGTGAAATGGTAGGTTGCACTCTCCCCCTCCTGTATCCTCTTATCGATCGCCGCTCCAGTCCTCTCATTCCCCATCGCCCCCTGCTGATTCTGATACTGCCCACTCGTCATCATCATCTGCTGAAACGCCGTTTGCATCCCCCCCTCGAAAGCAGGAGAGGAGGAAGGTGGTTCAATCTTCTGCGGAGGCGGAATAGTTGCTTCAGCGTTATCATCATCCACATGCTTCCAAATCAGGACAGAATGGTTCTCCGTGTTAGCGGTGTTCCACATCCCTTCAAGCCCCTCAATCGCTGCCGCTGCGGCAAGCCAGGGGCTCTTAGTCTGAAGGGCTCCGAACTCAACAGACGCCGAGGCATTGTAGTTGAACATTCGTTGGGCATCCATGAGGGCTCGAGTGTGGCCCTTGCGGTCGAGAATGCCTTCAATGACGCTCTCTTCCCCCAGGCATCGTATAAGGGGGATGTACTTCCCCGGCCATATAGTTTCATCGACAATTTCATCTCCCACCACAAGCTTCCACTCAATCTGCTGGTCAACGACATTCCTAACCATAGTCCTGTCGTCTTCCTTCAGCTTGGAGGCAACCTCATTGGGGAGCCTACTCTCCCTGACCGTCACCCGATCTCCCATCGGACTCATGAAGCTTATTAGCTTATCCTGCAATGGCACCTTCCGGAAATACTCACAAACAATCCAGTGGTCCTTCTCAAGGAAGAAGCTTTCCCCCGGCGCAATGCCAATCGGCATCCTTGGAGCCCCAACATTCCAAGGATAGTCAGGAATCAAAGCCTCGATAAGGTCTCTCGGCATGAAACTAAATATGAAAGCATAGCGCCCGTCAGAACAATCAGGCTCATTACAATCAGGGTCCATATAAACAGACAAAGGATCCGGCACACTCTTAATATAAATCTCTTGATCGAAGCTTTCATTACTCTCATAATCTGTCACAATCCTCCACCACCCAATCCCGCCCTTTACTTGAAACCCTCTCGCCGGTGTATATGCATTCCTCTGCGCCTTCGAGGTGTATTCAATATGCCTTATTATTGCCTTTATTATCTCAGCGGACTCTTGCGTTGCTCCATTCCCCATTCCAAGTATCTTACAACTCTCCTTCGCCTTCCTCATGTCATTTATTATTTTCAAGTTATGCTGCCGAGTTACATTCAACGTCAGGCAAGGCTTATCAGAGAGGTCTCTTGTCCGGCGGATAGAATCCGGCCATTGATAGCCATTAAAGGCATCCGCCTCAGCAAACTTAAGATCTTCCAAGAATTTCCTTCTATATGTGGACTCCCAGTCAGCGCAAGCACGGAACCTCTCCCGCATCTCCTCCATGATATCCAGCGTTCCAAGGCTGCGAAGCGATGCGACCGTCTGATCTGGAGCCCCTTGCCCTCTCATCTCCTAGCCCTCTTACGGATGAGCCGCCACATACGTATCAAACTCAGACTTCAACTCCTGCAGAGCCTTCCACAGCACCCCTATAACCGTATTATAATTCATCCCCCCTCCTTCAACAACTCCAAGTCCCCCTGCCTTTGCATCCGCCTCTGCAATCCCCACATGTGGCAGCGTCTTCACTGGAACCCTCTGTACAAGTCCAAGCTGCCCGTCTCCCAACAAAGCCGAGCTTGCATCAGTTGAAACCACATTGAAGGCATGGGCATACATATTATTAAATGGATTGCTCGCAGTCCCCATATCAACAGGTGATCCTCCAGAAGGCGCTGCACCCAACCCACCTTCAAGAAAAACTGTACCACTGAAAGTCGCCTGACCACCAGCCAAAGTAAAACCATTATCTACAGTCAAACCCCCATCAATAGTCGCAAAAGTACCAACAGTTAACGAACCCCCTACAGTAGCACTACCGCTCGCATTTAAACTACCTAAACCAAGAACACCACTACTATCCAAGCTCATTTCCGACGTTATCGGTCTCCCAGCCGCATCCACCGTCCCCCACTGCAAATCCTCCGAGGCATTCCACATCCCCCAGCCAATAGCAGTCCCCGCCGTATTAACCAGTGAGAAGGCAGGGGTTACAGAGCTTGTGATAAGGACGGTGTTCCCTCCCCCTCCTGACCCATCCTGTACAATTATATCCCCATTAGCTTGAATTGCATCAATCCCTGTCGGTGAAACAACTATCCCCTGAGTATCTGTAAATCCATTAACACCAAGATGCCCATTAACCTGTAATCCTCCGTTACTTGTCACCCCTTCATTAAAGGTAGAAGCTCCATTAAAAACTGCAGGTCCGGAAGCAGTAAAAGTCCCGGTAATCGTCCCATTCCCATTAACCGTAAGCCCAGTAATAGTTATATTTTGTGACGTTATCCCTGCTGCAGCAACTCTATCCCATTGCACATTTCCAAACTGATCCTCCACCACCTGTCTTATCTGCCCTAAAGGAGCCCAAATCACCGCCCTCCCAGCTTGGTCAAGGACCACCGGGTTAGTATTTACTATCGTCCCTGCTGCGTCCTGATAAGTATTCGTAAGCGTCGTCGTCCCAGGCAGATAAAAGAATACCTGCCCCGCTGCCAACGGGTCTCCATTCATATCCAGAAAGGTAGTCTCCCCATTAACTACTATATCAACCACTGCGTCCTCCTTTCAGTCGTCCGCAGACACCCCAGGGATAGCTACCTCATCCAGCTAGTCCCTCTCCCTCTACTCTCCCTTCCCCCCATCTCCCAAGCCTCACTCATCTCATCCTGCTTCCTCGCCATAGCTTGTGTTGCAATCGCCGTCAACTTCTCAAGGACACTTGCTGCAACACTCTCCTTCCTCTCCCGGAATGCAACAGCAAGATAGCGAAATGCATCCGCTGCATCCGACGCCCAATCATGAAGGGGCTCATTCGAGTATTGATTATCAATCACCCGGTATCTATAATGCCTCAACGCTTGGATGCCTTCTTCGCATTTATCCTCATCAAACCAGCAGTTAGGGAAGATAAGCCTCGCCGCATTAATCCCATCAACCAGGCTTAGCTTAGGCACCTTCTGACACTTGAAGCCATGATGCTTTATAAGCTCATAAATGGATCGTTGGGTCCCCAGCTGCTTAGCATACGCATCGTGTGGCAGCCAGACAGTCCCATAGATATATTCCCTATTCTGCAACCACTTAATATAATGGATGATGTCTTCCCCAGTAGCAGAATAGAAATCAATAATTCTATACTGCATCGCGATCCTCTGCGCAAACCAGACCGCTGTCGCATCAGCCCGCCCCAAATCAAAGAATACATCAACCGGCGCCTCTCTCACCCAGGGCACCTTAGTTATCCTATCCTCTTCCTGTGCCTTCCTCAGCTCCTTCGCATAAACCGCCCCCTCGAGGACCTGGCGGCAGAACCCCTCCCATATATTTAAATAGGAGTCATAGTCCCTCTGCTTCTCCGTCTCCATCTCTTGCATTAGAACCTGGGGGAAGAATGGATTGTCCCGCCAAGTTGTCTTAATGACCAGCATCTGGGAGGCATCAGCCTCTTTCACAAACCTATTATAAGTGTAATCCGTCTCCAGCTCCGGGTTAAAGGTCATCCAAATCTCCGACCCCTCCTTTCGGACTGTAGGAATGAGGATGCTCCAAGAGTTCCGACTCACCTTATGCGCTTCCTCCACCCAACAATAGTCGATGCCCTCATAACTTTTAATCTTAGTAACGTTATTCTTGATACCCTCGAAGCTGAACTGGGTTCCATTCTGACCAAGTATCCTTGCGTTCTGAACCTCGTAATACTGATCCAGCCCGAGTCCACTGATCTGGTCGGATAAAAGTCTATGTACCGAATCGCTAATTGAGTTCTGCAGCTCTCTAGCACATAGCACCCGAATAGGACTCTGAATACCCTTAAGGAGCAAAGCTCTAGCACAGGCCCAGCTTCGCCCTCCTCCTCTCCCGCCATACAGTATTTTATACCGCCTTGGTTCAAATAAGATCTGAAAGGCAGCTGGAAAATCGGCATTAACTTCCACGAGTCCTCCCTTTGGTCGGCCTCACTTTAAGGGCTGGGGTTTCCCAGCGACAGCCCGCATCCCACTGCGTGACACTCAACCCTAGCCTCCTTATCTCACAGCTATCGCCTTCAAATTGACTCCTTCATCTCCGTACTTCTCTTTCAACTCCATCTTGCTCCTAATACTTTCAATGCTTTCAATCCCATCATCACTTTCAACAACCCTGTTCCTCCTATTATCCACAAGATTTCGTATCAAATTATGGAGCGATACAGAAGGATCTATATTCAGCATTCGCATAAGCTCTTCAACAGTCGTATCTCTCAACACCTCTATAGCATCCATCAAAGCAATATGAGGCAAATCCTTCATAAGCTCAAAATGACATCCCTTATACAATGTGTCAAAATTCTGCATGTGATTCAGCCAAAGCAGAGCCCACCTGTCTGGCACATCAGCCACGACATACAGCTTCATTTCTTCCCACTCCCACCCCTATAATTCGGTCCACCAGGAGCCGCACCCTTCTTCCTCGCAATCTCCCCAATGACGCCCTCTGGCACCCCCTTCGCCTTCAGCTGAGCCGCTCTGCCACCCATCCCCAACCTGTTACTCTTCCCCCTGAAAGTCCCTGTCTTCTTCGTGTCAGCCATCACAACCTCCACATTCCCAATGGAGTCCCTTCCCACTGCTTATTCCACCATTCCTGCTCTTGCAACATAGCAAGCATGCTCGCAGCTTTTAGCTGATTTACATGGTCCCTGTACGGCAGGGGTTCTCTGCCCTCAGTCTTGGCTTTACGGCCCTCTCGCCAATCCCAGCTAGCTTCTTTAAGCTTATAATAAGTCCAATGCTCTCCAAATATTTGCTTTGTCCTCTCATGTAGAAGCATATGATAGTTATAATCCTGACAAACAACTAAATTCCAATGTCTATTATCAAATCCATTCCCATTCACGTGATGCACCTCCGATCCAACAGGCAGAGGTTTGCCCAATACTTTTTCAGCTATATATCTATGCCTACTTATAACAGTCCCATCATTAAACGTCTTAACATAATAACCATCGACAAACTCCCAATGAGTACTTTCAAAAGAACGTCTTGCCTCATTCATGAGTTCATTTAGAGTTCTCATAATCCTAGCCTCCTTTATTTACCCAAGTCAAAGAAGAAGCTTAGGGGTGATCCCTTCCACTTCTCCTCACTTCCCCAATCCCACCAGCCAAACTATTCCCGTTCCCCGGCACCCTTGTATTCCTATCAGCCCCGCCCCCTCCATTCCCTCCCTTGGGAGTCCGCACCGCAATCACCGAGCCAGCCCCATACGGCCCGCATACCCCAGCCGCAGGAAGCATCCTCTTATTAAACGTATTCTCCGCATTCCAAGGGTATTCGCAATCGGACTTGCATCCCGCCCTAGTCTCAAGCTGGTAATTATAGGTGCCCTTCCGCACCAGCGCCGCTGTGTCATTCAACCGCGCCGGATCAGGCCGCTCCCAATCAAGCGCCCTCTTCATTGTTGGTTCATCTGCCATCCTACTCTCCTTATCATGTCACCCACCCACCGTTTGAATTTCAAAGGTCGGGTTCGCAGGGCCTTAATCCAGAGCCGGGTCGGCTTGGAGTGTTCACCACACACAAGAGGAACCCTCCAAGCTTCCCCAGGAGCAAGCTACCTCATCTTGCCCTTATAGACCGAGCCAGGCCGCCCAACTGGGTGATGAATCGCATCAGCCCCCATATGTTGAAGGCCCTCCCCCTGCACATGATGTGGGTGCTCATGATGGAGATGTGCAACCCCAGCACCCAATGTATCAGTCCCCACACTTGGCTGATGCTGAGAGATGGGCGGAGTCCTTGGAGGCGGAGGATTCCACGGAGGACTTTCCCCACCCATCCCACCTTTACCCGCTGTCATATCTTGCTCCTCTTCGCTCCTTACAGTCGCTCAGGTTGAGTGACTTTCATGCATTCGGCGCCATTCGGCAGGTGCCGGCTTCGCCGGCTGCCCACTATTGACCATCGCCTTGACCATCGCCTAATCCCCCTCCTTAGTAAAAGACTTCTTGAAGAGAGGGAGGAGGCTCTCCTCTGGCAAACTAAACACCTCTTCAACCCTCTTCTCGAGTTCAAACCAGGGCTTAAAATTGACCAAAGAAATCATAGAGGGCCAGGCCCCATTAAATTGAATAGCCCTATCATCCAGCGTAACATGTGCTGCTGGCTTATTCACCGGCCACTCCAGCTGCAACCACCAGGGCTGCCCATAATCGAACCCAGCCTCCCCCGCATGCTTCGCAATATAGTGCTGCATCGCAGCAATCCCACCCTCCGTCGAGGACCGGCTGGAATAGATAGCCACCTTAAAAGTCTTCAGAGCGTCATAGAGGAATGCAATAGCACCAGGCACAGGAGGGTCATCAACAGCAGCATGGCCTTTCCAGCCAGAGGAATAGGAATGGATAACCCCATCAAAGTCCAAGCAAAGGGTCTTCTTATGAAGGGCCATCACCTCATCCCCGGTACAAAGAGGAAAAGAGAGAGGAGGGTGACTGCGATCCACGCCAGCCAGCTAGATGCCCAAGAGAAAGGTGTTATCTGCGGCACTGGTAAGAGGGAAAGAAACCACAAGAAGAGGTCAACCACCAGCAGGATCTCAATCACCATCTTGCCCTCCCTTGGCCCTGAATGTGGCCTGGACCCTACCACCTTGAATGAGGACTGGACCCTACCACCTACCGTCAGAAAGGAGACGACCTATCCGGCGTATCCGGGTTGCTTCCTTTTGTAAGACCGCGTCTTGCCATATTCCGCGACCGCCGGATTGATTCCGGCTTGGTATACCCAGGGTTCCGAACGGCCTTCTTATAGTTCGCATTGGCCTTATCAGCGCTGGGGGCCATGCTTTGCTCCTTCTGGATCGCCTCAGCCCGCCCACGAGCCCCTTGCATCGGTTCCCAAGGCCCATACCTCCCGTCGTCCTTTGTCTTCATAGAACCCTCCCTTCGGTCGGTCTCTCAGATGCAAATAATGCAGCAGGTGGCGTCGCTTCTGACGTCCCGAATGGCTTCGCCCGCTGCGTCTCATTAAGGAGAGCCTGTCCTGCCCACTGGATCAAGGTTGGATACCCTGTATCCCTAGAAGCCATTGCTGCATTCCACAAGTTTGTATAAATCCGGCCCCTTCTAAAACGAGGATCAAGGTTCTTCACCACGACAACCCCAACAGCAGGTGCTCCAAACGCCTTCTCGGCTATAGGCAAATAAAGATTCGCCAACTTCGAATGCGCCCCAGGTACGAAAGTGTATTTCACCTCAATGACAGCCAAGAAATGCGGCAAGAAAGGCATAATTATATCCGTCTGACAGTACCCAAACCCGTTCAAATCTTCAAATTCAAACCAAGCCCCATGAAGACAGCCCTTGAGGGAAGAAGCCAAGGCCCTCTCAAAGCGGAGGCCGGCGGCTTTCGCCCCGCGAGGGCGAGAGGGCGGGATGCAAGCAGGACGAGAGGGGAGAAGAGCGGCCCTTTTAAGGCCTAAGAGGCTTCGGAACGGCTTTGCCGGCTGGAGATCTTCAATCATTCAAAGCGTCCCGAACGGCGCTGGAAGAACAAATCATGGGGTTTTCCCCAGTGCAATCGCCATACACCGGTCGAAAAGAGCTTGTGCCATCTTATCCCTCTGCTCCAACTGGTCCCCCAGAAACCAAACCAAAAGTCCCACAAACGCCGCATTGAGAAGGAGGAGGAGCAAAAAAGCCGGAGGCAGGGCACCCACAAGGGACTTTGAAAGGTCCAGCGCTCCAGCAACCACACCCTTGCCTCCATTAAGGCTGCCTCCGTTATTCCCACCTCTAGGGGATGCAGGGGTGGGAGGTGTCCCGGTCATTCAAAGCACTCTTCTCCGAAGGAAAGAACTTCGAGTCATTCGATGAGTCCCGCTAGGGACGAAGAGAGTGTCACCCAGTGTACAGCGGCGCCTTGCGGCGCCGCGGCCCTTTTCAAGATATATCCTCCGCCTTCACATCAATGATGGTGAACGGCTCAACTGGATGCCCTGGCTGCTGCAATCCTTGAGGCCGCTGATTTTGAAGGCCATCTGGTTGAGCTTGCGGAGAGGACTGCCCGATGAAATTGACGTTCACCGACACCCCACTCCCTGATGGCGCAGCATGCCCAGGGAGGATACCCCCACGGGTTGCCACCATCGGCTTCACCAACATCATCTCAACCTGATCCAGCAACTCCCGATTGGTGAATTGCGTGGAGTCCTCTTCAAGCCTATTCTGCAATTCATCAACCGTCGACAGCCCCAGGCTCTTCATCCGTTCAAGCACATCGACGTAGACTAACTCCTGTTGCGCGGCATAATACGCAACCAACTCTTGGAAAGACGGGTCATCCTTGAGGACAGAGACATATGTGGGGGAATACCCGGTTAAGAGGGCCGCTTCGGACTGCTGTCTTCCCTCGGAGAGGAGCTGCGCCAACTGGTGATGGCTATGCCGGATCTGAACGAGGCTCGCTCGAGGCGAAGGCAAGGTTGTATTCAAAAGGGAGAAATCGTCAGGGGTGAGGCTCCGGATAACTTCCCAAATCACCTGCTTCTTCCGAGGTCTCTTCCCGCCGCGAGCAGGACCTAGGGCAATCGCCCCCAAATCAAGGGCCTGGACCGAATCGGTTGCATCGGCAGTTAGCGGCTTCGCCGCTTGAGCATCATGAAGAGAGGGTGGTTCATAGAACGCACCCCTTGGCACCTCCACCCCATTTTCAATCCTCGGCGCAGGTGTCTTCCATTGCGAGCCCGGTTTCGGTCTCAGCGGGTTATCGGGTGAACCCGGCAGGTCAAACTGGTCCAAGAAATGCTCCAAAGCAGGGCGAGAGGCCGCTCCACGATGATGCGACCGCCGCGATGATATGTCAACATGGGCCAGTAGGGGATACAAAAAGGATGGGCATGGAAGTAAAGAGTAGAAAGCGTTATAGCGGGGGAAATATAACGATCCTAGGAAAAAAATAGAGAAATTTGTTCCGAGTTAGGAGGAAAAATACTGAGATGGGTAAAGAGTGGTGTGGAGAGTGTTTGGGGCAACTGTGCCAGTTGGGTTCGACCCCCCTACCCCCCTTAAGGGACTCCACCGGACCCTCAGGCCAGTCCCCCGGCTTCCTGCAACCTATGGTGGAGTACAACCAACACACGAGTCAGCCACCATCTACTCCACCACAACCCACGCGTGCACGACTCGGGTCAAGCTCTACCACAACCTATGATGGGCCATGGATCAGACACACAACTAAAAAATGTGTGGTTAAATCGTGCGGTAAAGGTCAATATTTACTTTGTTGATAGCAAACACGGAGTCGCCCAACGGAAAGCAAACGCAAGACGCCACCAACGAGTCGCGACGATATCGCGGGCGGCCGAAAGGCGCATCGAACTCTGACCCTTAAGCAAGGTCCGAATAGCAACCATGTTAAATGCAGGCATTCGCCTTCAGGCATGGTAAATCTGAAAGGGTAAACAATGACCAACATCATCACATGGCGCGAGTCCAACCGCAAAGACGCGTCACGTTTCGCGGAATTGCCCGATGGCATCGTTCGCGCTGACTACGCAATCGACATGGACTCGGTCTCCAAAGATGTGACGAACGAATTGCTTACTCGCGCGGTCGCACATCTTTACAACAACGAGACCATTTCCGCTTGCGGCCGCATGGAAACGAAAGCGACGCAGGAAGGCAATGCGGATTTTAACTACGTGCAGTTCTTGCACGATCACCGCATGTCTTTCCGCAATCGTATCCTTGACGGCTCGTTTGGCAAGTCGCGTGGTACATCAACCCAAGTGGTTGTAGATCCCGTCACAGCCAAAATGCAATTCAGAATGCATGAACGGCTCTTGGGCATGGCAATCCGCAAAGCGGAGTCGGCTCCCAACGACGAAGGAGCACAGCGACGCGCACGCGACTTCCCGCGTGAATTCAACGCGAACACCGCGAAGACTGTCCTAACCAAGGACGGCAAGACGTTGGGTCAAATGGTGTCCAACATGATCGCATCTGACCCCAACAACGAAGTCCGCACGTGGGCAACCGCCGAAGTGGCCCGCGAAAAAGCGGAACAGGAAGCACGTCTCGCAACACCCGTCCCAGCCGATGAATTGGCCGAGTCGATGTTCGACGACGAAGACGAAGCGGCCGAATAGACTAGGTGGGGGCGAAAGCCCCCAATTCCCCCGACCCACCCTATGAATTTCAAACCCCAGTTTGGGAGCCAATCTCATGAACCTAGACAAGCTAAACAACACGCAAATAGCCCTCTACACTCTCGCAGTCGCTGTAATAGACACAGTAAAGGAGACAGGCGATCGCGGAGCACCTCTAGGCCCAATGTACGCGGCCTTCATGGACCATAATATATCACTCGAGACCTTCGAGGCCGTTGTCAAACTCGTAGTCGATAAAGGCATCTTGCAGCGACGTGGCAATTGCCTCTATCCTAATCCTAATCCTACGGCCTAATATCGAGGGGAGGCGAGCGGCCGAGTAACAAGATGGGGGCGAAAGCCCCCATCTCTCTCTTGCAAGGGTTAGGGCAATGTTCTACCATATCATCCTATCCTACTTTGGCGAAACCTTGTACCTCATAAGCGAGTCAGCTGGCTTCACTTCACAAATACGCAACGCTGGCCGCTTCACATCGGACGACGCACACCGTATTTGCAAGCCTGCGTGGAATATAGCGGCTGCGACCTGATTTAGGAGGGGGAGGCGAAAGCCTCCCCGTGTGTTGCATTGCATTCAATCGCTGGTTGTAATAGAGTCTATTTCGTGCAGTCTAGCCTTGCAGTCCAAAAAAATTTTGCCCTCCACGGAACAAAACGTGAACAGCCTGGGATTTAGGTGCAGTCTGCCTTTGGAGGCGAAAAAATGGTGCAGTCTGCGGTCAGTGCAGTCTGATTTGTGCAGTCTGGTGACATTATTACCTATAACAAGGACTGGAATAGGGCTTTAATACCCCTAACAATACCCATAACAATGCCAAGACCAGGGCAATCGGGAATACCCCGCAGCTAAAAAGTTTTTTACTCCCGGTGTTAAAGAGTTTTTTTTTTTTTTTTTTTTTTTAATTCAGAAGTAAGAGGGGGAGTAGATCTCCCCTATACTCCTATTCCCTTCTACTACCACATTCCCATACAATCCCTGAAATGGCATCGTTATGGGTATTGTTACCGACCCTGTTCTTCCCCTAACTCATTGAAATCATTGGATTGACCCTATTCCAGGTACATGTTCCGGGTGGAATATACTCGTATACAATACGACAGAAATGTTGACAAACCCACCATTTTATGTTACAATTACCCAGTCAATACCAAATAAAGGAGTCAAACAAATGCATTCTCCACCAAATGTAAAGAACATAACATCAGAACAATTGCTAGAAGAACTGCAAATACTCTTAAACACAATCAAAGCAGACCATCGCACCATTATCATGGACTACGTCCGAAGAATAGTTCGTGCCATGGCAAAATACCCACTGACAGACAAAGTAGTGATAACCAATGAAGAGTATTTCAGCCACCTAAACAAAGCATTCCAAGACGCAATCTACTTCGCTCTATTAGGAAACAGTCAATTATATTCAGAGGTTTTAAGCTGGCTTCGCTTCGAAGTTAGTAGAGTAGGTCTAGACTATCAAGAGATATTCAACAAACTAACCTACGAAGTAAAGCAGCAACTCTCCAGGGAGAATTAAAATGCCTATCAACCAATCGCGGTTAATAACGCAGAACAATGCGGCGTTATTATCCTTCCAGGCCATCGAACGCATCCGTACCTTCCTCCAAACCCAACAAACTCGCATCAATCAGGGCCTCATGTCTCCCGCAGTCGCCTTCGCTGAACTCGGTCTATTCATCACAGACAATGATCAACTCTTCCCACCCTCCATCCCTGGCTTCGCACCCGACCTCCGCAACACCATGACCACATTCTCCAAAATCGAGCACGTTATCATGGAGGAGTGGAGGCATTTCAACCGCAATGCCGCTCGAAACGCAACCAAAGCTGAATACATGCGCACCGCTCGCAATGCATCCAATCCTCGCCGCAATCGCCGTCTCTCTCAGCCTCATTCCATCTTCGAAGCATCAATCGTTATAGCTCCCTCCAATCAACCTCCACCTATCTCCCAATTCAACGATGATCCAGCCCGTCCTTACGGCCCCAAAGATGGCGAATTGACTCCAGAACAAGAGCAAGCTCTGTTAGACGATATAGCTGCACGTACCGGCAAACCACGCACACCATTTGAAAATCAAACCCCATCTTCGCAGTCTATATGGACCCCACCTACTCTCAAACCCGAGGACGATGAAGTGTTCGAGCCTATCAACTCAGAAGAGCAAGTAATTCCACCAACTGGTCGTCAGCCTACATAAGCCATGCATTACTGCCATACCTGCCATGTTCTCCTCCATCCCTTTACTGTTTGACATTCCGGTGGGTTTGGCGTAAAATGGCATCTAATACCTAATAAGAAACCTACTCCAAACCCACCGGAGCCCATAATGCCTACCACGCTCGAAACCGAGACCCTCGATATCCGCGAAAAGCTAGCCCATATCGACGCCATGTTAGCTGACCATGATCGCAAGCGGCAAGAAATCCGCCTTGCTCCTTGGGCATTAGTCATCGCCGGTATGACAAGCGGTGCTGCATTCTTCGCTGCAGGCATTGCCTTCATGAAGATCCTTTCCTAGGAGCATCCCATGGACGAAGACCTCAAGTCCGAACTCCTTCGCCTCGACATCCTACTTCGAAAGAAGCAGGAATGGTGGGAGCACCCACGCAATGCAGCCATTATTCTTGGAGTCATTGTAGCCCTAGTAGGAGCCACCGCTGGTTTGCTTGGTTACAAAATCGGCACAGCTCCTCCACAGGCAATCATCGTTCACTTTGACCAGCCCCTCTCCCTAGGAACAAGGCCATGAGAGTTGTCCAAGTCACCATCACCATGCTCCCCGACGGCACTCTCGCCTTAGAGCGTATGCACAACGGTGCACGCATTCAAACTCCCGTCTTCGATTTCGAGACCATCCGCCGCGCCTTGGCTGCCCAATTGCACAACCGGGCTGACACCATCGGCACCGATGGCAAGCCAACCGTCTCCCAGGTCACCCATTGGGAGCAGCATCTCGAGCGAGTCGACCACCGCACCGGCGCAGTCCTCTCCATCGGCAAGCTATCTCCCGATACCTGCGTATGGTGCCTAGCCCATACAATGGGCCTCTCGACAGATCAGAAGGCTCATAACAGAGCCCGCGCCATGCTCAAGGAGCAGCGTCGAATCGCCTCCTCCCCCTTCAAGATGGGCAACGGCAGTGTAACCGTCCGCCGAGTCCCCAAAGGCGCCTCATCCAAAAGCAAGAAGCCCATCACCGAGACCCTGGTCATGGACTTCGATGAAGACTTCTTCCAAGAGGAGGCATAAATGCCAAAGCAAACACCAAAGTTTGACCGCGTTCCATCATCCTACAAAGGCGTGAAAGCTTACAAGCCAAATGAGGCAATGCAAAAGCAGATCGCCCTTGACATGCCAGACGAGCTTCTCAACATGCCTGGTATGGAGAAATGGAAGAAGCTGAAAGAGGAGTCTTCCAATGGCATTTGAACTCACCGAACGAGAAAAGGCCCTTATCCGCATATCCTCCGTCGAACGCATGATTAACACAACCATCCGCCTAGTTGAACGTCTCCGGCGCTCCTCCAATGCAGCGATCGCTGAGGACGCCAGTATCAATTGGAGTGACTGGCGGGAGCACAAAGCCCTCGTTACCAAGCTTTGGGCTCAGGCCCTTCGCGAGTCTTCGACTCGCTCAGACAAAGGAAAGCCCAATGAGAACTAAATTCCTAGATCCAATCCCTCCAAGCCATATTGCCTGGTACCACTTCGACAACGCCATCTCCGCATACCAGGCCGCCGTTGTCCATTCAAAGACTAACTACCACTACAAACGCTCTTACAACCATCGTTACAAAATGCGAGCAGCCCTTAGAAAGGAAGGTGCCTCCGAATCCCTAATCCTTGAATGGTGTTTTAGCCTTCGGCAGCAATGCCTTCTACCTTAATAACCCTAGTTTGGAGCCATCACCATGCCTAACAATATGAAAGCAGATCTCTGCCTCTCCTACCGCTACGTTGGCCGCATCGAGGTGGAGCGTTATTCTGACGGCCATATCATCCTCTGGTTATGGGGCCAGCCCGGTTCCAGCTCTGAACTCGAGTCCATTCGCCTAACTGGCATCGGCCTCGAGCCCGTCTCTCTCAAAGTTACCGACCATCTCGAAGCCAAAGAAGACTAATCTCCTCCCTATCCTCTCAAGAAGCCCGTATGGATGATCCCAGCGGGCTTTTGGGGCGAGGGCTTCCCCTCGCATTCAACCCTGTTTGGAGTCTATGCCATGAATGCCATGAACAAGTACATTCTCGCCGCCGCTATCACCATCCCTCTTTCCCATGCCCAAGCTCAATACGTGGTAATACAGCCACCTTCCTTACCACCCATACAGATGCCTGCACCCATCCCTCCCTATATCCCAATGCCGTCAACAGTGCAGCCTTTTACACCGCCCTTCAACCCACAACCCATCCCTATCCCGCAGTACTCATCGCCGTCACCTGCCTACACTAATTGCGCCGGTGTAGGCGCCTACATGAACTGCAACACCCGGTAGCCGTCGCTTACGCTCCGTCTACTTACAAATAGAGGAGCTTCGATTGAAGTATGAAGTCACCCTAACCATCCTCATCATCCTAGCTATCTTCATCATAGCTTGGCTTATCCAAGGGAGTATCTCATGACTCGCCCAGATACCGAGGAGTATCACATCCTAATTACCGGCCCCTACGACGCCTGCTTCATTGGCCCGTTCTTCTCAGTCCCCGATGCAGTCCGCTTCGGCATTGAATACATCCCTTCTTCCACCTTCGATGGAGGTATCCTCGACGAGCTAGCCAAATCTGAGAACGTCCACAAGTACGGCGCTCTCCCCGTCTATCCTCCTTCCTACTACATAGCCCTCACTTCCAAGAAGGAAGCCTAGCCATGCCCAAATTCATAGTCTCCGTCTCCCAAACTATAACCAACACAGCCGACATCATTATCGAAGCCCCCGATGATGACACAGCGCAAGAAAGGGTGATGTCCCTCCTCAATGACTATGAGAAGCAGTCCCAACTTGGCCACATCGATTGGCAACTCGAGGATGAGGAGTTCGACTGCCTCGATGTCTCTGAAGGGTGAGCCCGAGGCTTCGAGCCGTCACTTCGTTCCGTCTCATTTAAAGCCGGGGCTAACTGCCCCGGTATTTCTTCCTTCTCAGACTTGCCACTTTTTTCACAGTAATGCACCTTATCTATTGACAATTTTGATGGGTTTGGTGTATAATGCGCTTCTCAGTTAATAAAAAGAAACCAACTCCTTCAATCCTAGCACCAAAGGAATGCCATGAAAGACCCTATCTGCGTGTATGAAT